CAGTGTCCGTCGCTTTGCCAAAACCCCATATCCCAATAAAGCCCTTCGTCCGCGTGGTCGCGAGCGAGGATCAGCACGTCGAGCAGCGGCTCGGGGGTGCGCGCGGCGCAGCGGATGCCGGGAGGGAACGGTACCGGGGTGGGCGATGTTTTCAAGCGGGGGTCTCCTGATCGGCGGGGGTTTCGACTCCGAGGTAATCGGCGACGGCCCGGCGGATATCCGGTTCGTAGTACCGGGAGCCGAGGGCGTCATCGATGAACGGCCCGAGCATGGCGGCAGTGCCCTTGCGGGCGCGCTTGGTCGACAGGCTCTCGATGCTGATCTTTCCGCGCTTGTCCTTTTCCAGGCGGAAATCGGCTACCGTCAGGGCGTACAGCAAGAGGTCGATGGCGGCCTCGTCGTCGTCCAGATTCTTGATGGCCGCCTTGATGGCGTCGCGTTCAAGCCGCTCTTGTTCGAGTTCGCGGGCACGCTGCGCCCGCTTGGCCTCGCCCGAGCCCGCGGGCTCGCCGCGCGCCTGGCGCTCGATGGCGGCGACGGCGTGCGCTTCGTCCAGGGCGCGGGCCGCCGCCTGATTCTTGGCGTAGAAGCAGACCAGGGTGGTATCGCAGCAGTAACTGGCCTTGCGCTCCGTCCCGTCGACTACCGCGTATTGCGGGCAGCGTGCGCATTCCGCGGCTGAATCGAACCGCGCCGACACGTATGCGGTTGGATCGGCGAACCACTTGCCGCCCTCCAGCGGCATGTAGTGCTGTTTGTACAAGTCGGCGATGCGGTAGCGCAGATCGGGGATGCTGACCGGGCGGGCGTCAAAATCGGCGTGGATGGACTCGGGGATGGTGAGCTCGCGCGGGGGCTCGCTGCCGTCGACCTTTGATGCGCAGTCGGCCAGATCGGTACCGGCGGGGATGTACTGGGCGACACGTTCGGCGAGCCAGACGCCGAGGGCGTCCATGATCTCGGGGCGGTCCAGATGGGGCAGGATGTATTTGGCGTGGGAGCGGGTGAGTGCGCCGCTCTGGATCGCGAGCTGTCCCCAGACCGGAAGCCTGTGCAAAGACAAGAAGGTGGACACCACCGAGTGCGACTTGCCGGGGATGCCGCGGCGGGTCAGTTCCTTGGCGATCTCGCCGACCCGCATGTTGTGCGGCGGCTCGGTCAGGCGCTTGATGGTATAGGCCCAGTCCCAAGCACTGAGCGGCTCATGCAGATCGTTGTCGGTGGCCTGCCGCAGCACGCGTTCGGCCGGTAACTCATGGCCCGGGTGGTCATCCTGTGGATCCAAGATCCCGGCGACGGCAGACAGTCCGGCGAGCTGCGCCGCTCGCCAGCGCCGCTCACCATGGACCACGTAAAGTTGGGGAACGATCGCCTCACCGTCGTTGCGGGGGCCGAGCCGGAACATGATCGGGCTTTGCTGGCCGCTGGCCACGAGGTCGGCGGCCAGGGCCTCCAGGGCGGCCGGCTCGAACTCCACCCGGGGCTGATCGGGATCGCGAGCGAGCAGCGCGCACGGGATTTGATAAACGATGCCTGGACGGTACTCGGTGCCGGGCAGTTCGAGGGTATCGGGGCAGCGGTCGGTCGGGGTCAATCCAGCGTCGCGACACCATGCGTCGGTCGGGCCGGCCGGTTCAGCCAGACGAATCCTCCGGCGCCGGGTCGCCCGCGCAGGCGGGGCGCTGACCGGTGCGGCGTTATCGTCCGGGGCTGGTTCGGGCGCAGATCCCGCCGGGGCCACAAACTGCGGGTCCAACACCGCGCACCCCGGGCATAGCGCGCGGATCTGTGGATGGTGCCCCGCTACCACCCAGTGCGCCTTCTGGGCTTTCCCGGCGGCGACGGTGGCGACATAGGCGGCCTGGCCCTGCTCGCGATGCGTCGGGCCGGGGGTGCGGCACTGATCGCACCACACGGTGGCGGAGTGTTCCGCCATCTGGTCATCTCCGGCCGCCACGACCTGCGTCACGATTCCCATGGTGCTTGCTCGATAATGGGGTGCTTGTTTCTCGGGAAACCATCGGCGCCTGCCGCCGGGGAGTGCGGCGGGCGCCGATGGGGGGCTCGGGCTATTCCTCTTCGTCCTTGCCTTTGCCGTCCTTGTCGTCTTCGTCCTGGTCTTTCGGGTCCGGGGTGTTTGCCGGTAAATCGATGCGGTTGGCCATGCGGCCTCCTGTTGGTTGGGATGGTGCCCCCCACTCACAGCGAGGGGGCGGGCTGATCCGCGGGGCGGAATCAGGCGGACCGGCGGGGAGTCGAACCCGGCCGGTCCTTAACGATCGGCGGTCTCGGAATAGGGGCCGGGCGAACCCGGCGGCCTCCGTTTAACGTCCGGCGACATCCTCGTGCCGTGGCCGAGGGCCTCTTGTGGGGCCAGGATCCCGGCTCGGCGTCGGATTCGGTGTCTCCCGTAGGGTCGTCTTGTTCGGTGTTAAGCAGATTACTGCTATCCGGCTTGGCGCGTCAAGCAGCACGCTGCTACACGTCGACAAAAAAACTGGAGCGCAAGCCGTCGACTAAGTTTTTGGCTCGCGGTTCATGTGGTAGTGCGACTCGCGCTCCGACACCCTGGAGATTTCTTCGCGTCGATCAGGAGGGAGGGCGATGTAGGTGTCAACGATCTTTGCCAGTCCGTTTTCTCGGAACAGCGCGACATCGATTTCCGGCATCAACAACGCCCAAGTCGGCAAACGAAAGGCTTTGGCAAGCATTTCGACCTTCGCCACGCTGACCTTATGCTTGGCGTTTTCGATAGCGCTGATCGTTGTCTGGGGCACGCCAGAGCGCCGGGCCAGATCAGGTTGTGACCAAGACTCGGCGTCGCGGAGCCGCTTGACGTTGGCGGCGAGGATGGCAAGTGAGGACTGGCCCATAGGTTGCCAGCCTACGCAAACCGATCTACAGTTTGCTGCTTGCGTCTCAAGCAGCAGGCTGCTAGATTGTGCCGCATGGACATTGAGAGTTACATCCAGACCCTGCGCACGCGCCTCCAAGAGTGTCAGGCGACTAACCAGGAGATCGCGTCTGCCGCTGGTCGTGTCGTTTCCGAGTCCTGGGTCTCGAAGTTTCGGGCTGGGCATATCGTCAATCCCCAGGTCGCGAGCCTCCAGGCGTTACAGGAAGCTCTGACGGTTTGTGCCGCGAATCAGGGGGTCTGCAGTGTCCCCAAGACCAAGACCGAAGCTATCGCCTTGTTTGGCACCACTCAGCAAGACCTGGCCATCGGGGTAGGGGTGACGCGCGGGCGCATCTCGCAATGGCCTGAAATATTGACGCGAAAGCAGGCTGATTCAGTCAGGGGCGCCGCTATGCGCTTGGGTTTTCTGAAGTTTGTCACGCCGGGCGCAGAGCGCGTCGAAGCAGCCGATCACGGCGAGACCGCAGGATGACGCGCTACCCCTCTATTCGTCGGCGCCTTCCTGGCGTCGACCCGAGTCCTCCCCGTTCCTCATTGCTACCGAGGGACTTTCGCCCGCCGTCCGCTTCGGACGCGCGGGTTTTTTCTTACCGCCAACCACCCGTCTGGAGATCTGACCATGTACCGGGACCCGTCCCTGTTGCGCGAGACCGTTGTCAAAATCCGTCTGTCGCGGGAGGAGGACGCCCTGATCGAGGCTCTGGCCGATTACACCGGCCAGCAAAAGGCGGTCCTGGTGCGTGAACTGGTCCTGGAGCAGGCGCGCTTCGTTATGACTGCGGAGTCTGGCGCCGGAGGGGGAGCCGCGGAAGGCCGGATGTCGGGGTCGGGCCGTGTCTGAGCGGGCACTCGAGGGGACCGGAAACGGACCCGCCCGGACCTGCACGATCGCCCTGAGCCCGGCGGAGACGCGCGAGGTCGAGACGCTGGCGCGCTATACCAGCATGAATTTCGATGACGCGGCGCAGTCGCTGTTTGCCGAGGGACTGGCACGGCGGGTCGCGGAACGTCTGAAGCTTCGTCCGAGCGCGGCGGTGCGGCGGTTTCACCGGGGGTGGGATTGATGGCCACCGGCGGGAACCAAGAGTTGGTCCGCGAGCGCACCGAGCAGGCCCTGATGCGCGCAGAAAAGAGCCGAGCCCAAGCGGAAAGCGCAGCACGGCTGCGCTCAATCCGCGAACAGAACGCGGAGCGGACGCGGCAGGCCCATGCCGCGGCGATGGCCGCGGACTGGCGCCCATCGCTGACCCCGGATCAACTGCGTGATGCGTTAGCCAGAAGCCGCTGGGCGCGGGCGCGCGAACGGTTCAGCAAATCCGTCACGCGCGCTGCTGCTCAGCAATGAGCAACCCGCACTCGCCCAATCTGGAGGCGGCGCTGGCGCATGTGCGGGGCGGGCGGCCGGTGTTCCCCTGTGGCCAGGAGCGGCGGCCAGCGGTGCCGCGGTCCGCGGGCGGCAATGGTTTTCACGATGCGACGCTCGACGAGAGCACGGTCCGCGGCTGGTGGGCGACCTATCGCCGGTCGCTGATCGGAATGCCAACCGGGGCGGCGGTCTGGGGCGGGGTCTTCGTCCTCGACGTGGACGTAAAAAAGGGCGCTCCGGGCATGGAGACGGTGGCGGCGCTCTGTGGGGTGTTTGGCGCCCTGCCGCCGACGGTGGAGGCCATCACCGGTTCGGGCGGGCGCCATCTGTATTTCCGCCATCCGCTCGACGGGCGGATGGTCCCAAACAAGCAGAGCCGCCTGGGCCTGGGGTCGGAGACCTGGGGCGCGGACGGCTATCCGGAGGTCCCCTTTGAGCGGGCGCCCAATGGGCAGATCATCACCCCGGGGCTCGATGTGCGGGGGGACGGGGGCTATGTGATTCTGCCGGGGTCGCAGTTGGCGGCGGGCGGGGGCTATACCTGGGCGCCGGGCCGGGATCCGGAGTCGTGCCCGATCGCGACGGCGCCGCCCTGGCTGCTGGCCCTGGTTGCGGTCGATCCGCAGGCAGCACCCGTGCCGCGGGCGACGGCGGGTGGCGATCGGCGGGAGCGGCCGGCCGCGGCGGCCTCATCGTTTTTCGCGAAGGTGAACACGAAGGCCCTGGGCGCCCTGGGCGCCTGGGTGCCGGTGCTGTTGCCGGGGGCGCGGCCGTATCGCGAGGGGTACCGATGCACGTCGAAGGCGCTGGGGCGGGACCTGGAAGAGGACCTGTCGATCATCCCGGCCGGTATCCAGGATTGGGGCGAGGAGCGGGGCAAGACGCCGATTGACCTGGTGTTGGAATGGGGCGCGCCGACTACCTCGGCGGATGCGGCCCTGTGGCTGTGCCGACAAATTGGGATCGATCCGACACTCCTGGGGTGGCGCCAAACGCGCCCGCCCGGGTCGTCTTCACGGCCACCGGGACCGCCGCCCTGCACTGAGCAGGTCGATGAGGGGCCACGGGCGGCTGATCCGTCGCCGCCTGAGCCGCCCAATGCCGCCCCTGAGCAAAAGGGTTCGGGCGGCGCTGCGCCCCCTCGGCCGCCCCCTAACGATGGATCAGGCGGCCCGCCAGGTCGTCGCGACCGACCGCCCTGGGCTGATCGGCTGATGTATACAGAGCGGGGGGGGCTGCAAGCCACAGCTTTCAACGTCCGCGTAATCCTTGAAAACGTGAAGGAATGGCAGGGAGTGCTGGCGTGGTGCGAGTTCTCTCAGCGCATCGTGCTGCGTAAGCCTCTGCCGTTTGCTGACGCTTCGCGGGAGGAATGGACCAACGCGCATGATGGCGAATTGCAATACTGGCTGGCGGAGCGTTTTCGGATTGAACCGCAGTTGCCGAAGGTGGCTACGGCGGTGATGGGGGTCGCGTTGCTCCATCGGGTGCATCCGGTCCGGGAGTACCTGGATAGTCTGATTTGGGACGGCCGGCCGCGTTTGGCGTCCTGGCTGGTGACGCTGATGGGGGCGGGGGCGCGGGATGACCTGGCGTTGACCGATTCCCAGCGGGTTGCTCTTGATCGATACCTGATGTGGGTGGGCACGTGGTGGCTGATTCAGTCGGTCGCACGCATTCGCTCGCCCGGCTGCAAGGCCGACACCGTGCTGATTCTTGAGGGCGAACAGGGTATCAAAAAGTCCTCTGCACTCAGAACCTTGTATGGTGAAGCATTCACTTCTGATACGCGCATCGATTTCAGCAACAAGGATGCGATGCAGTCGATGGGCGGGGCGTGGGTGATTGAACTTCCGGAATTGGAGGGAATGAACAAGGCGGATGCCCGCACCCTCAAGGCGTTCTTGTCCTCTCCCGTGGATCGCTTCCGGCTGCCCTATGGGCATCGGCTGGATTCATTCCCGCGTCAATCTGTGATGGCGGGCACGACCAATCAGGCGGAGATATTCCGCGACCTGACCGGGAACCGTCGCTATTGGCCGGTCGCTTGTGGCGAGATCGATCTAGAGGGACTGCACGCGGAGCGTGACCAATTGTGGGCAGAGGCCGGAGTGCGCTATGCCCAGGGCGAGCGATGGTGGGCGGAATCCGATGACGAGAAGGCGATCGTCGAAGAGCAGCAGGGAGATCGAGTTGCCGGGGATGTCTGGGAGGGTCGGATTCAGCAGTTCCTGGCTGGTCGGCTCGCGGCCTGCCGCACGGCGCAGGAGCGCATGTGCACCTTTGTGGCGCTTGACTCGATCATGGGCAGCGGCCTCGGGTTTGAATTGAAAGACATGAAGCCGCAGGACTGGACGCGGGCGGGGATGCTGATCCACGCGCTAGGCTGGCGGGCGACGCGGCCGACGGTCGCGGGGCAGCGGGTGCGCGGCTATCGACCGGGGCCGAAGGTGCTAGCCGCTTGGGCGGATGCCGCTGTCCAGGTCCGGCCTATGGAGGACGATGATGTACCCCAGTTCTAACCGCTTCGGTCCGACCCCCCGGACCGAAAACAGAAGGTCGGACGGGCTGCAACCCGCGCGGGTGTTGGGCCGGTCCGACCTGTCCGACCTGTCCGACCGTTTCCCGCGCGTATATGCGCCCCCGCGCGTACAGGCGCCTCCGCGCGCGCGTATGCGCACATGTGTGAGACATACATGTCGGACAGGTAGGACAGGTCGGACCGGACTAGACAGGGCGCGGGTTACAGCCCGTCCGACCTATCCACGAGGTCGGACCGAATGAACAGAGGTCGGACCGATGCACTGGATACGCGGCTCGCAGTATCACGAGACGACGCTGGAGGGCTATCACGTGTGCGGCACCAAGGGTGCGGACGGCTGGCGCTTCGCCGCCTGGGCGCCGGATGCCTATCCGGACATCCGGTGGCAGGATTGGCCGCCGCCGGAGTTGGGCGGGCGGGAGCACTACGCAATCGGCCAGCATGTGCCCCAGCGGTGCGCGTGCTTAGGGATCTATCAAACCGCCGCCGAGGCGCGCACAGTGTGCGAGACTCACAAGGAAACCGCATAATAAACAATAACATGGGTCCTTTCGGGGCAATAAAGCATGGGAGCTTTCGGACCGCTTTCGTTTTTCAGACGGGGGCCGCTATGGGGGGGATTATTACTGTGGTCAATGGGTTATGAAAGACTATAGCGCCTTGGACCAGACCGATACTCAAGCCGCCTTCGCGCGGCTGGTCGGTATCCAGCAGCCCAAGGTCAGCGAGATGATCGATCGCGGCGTCCTCGCGAAGGGGCAAACCATGCGCCAGTGGTTGACTGCCTACATCAGCAACCTGCGCTCGGTGGCGTCAGGCTATGGCGAGGACGGCGAGGGGCGCGGCGGGGAGCTGACGGCGGCCCGGGTGCGGGAGGCCAACGCCAAGGCGCACAAGGCGGAGGTCGAGACGGCGAGAGACCTGGGCCACCTGGTGCCGGAGGTCGAGGTGAGTCGGGCGTTGCGCAACTGGGCGGCCCGCGGGGCGCTGGCGCTTGATGCCGCACAGCGCAGGATCTGCGATGGACTGCGCAGCGAGTTCGGGGTGGCCCTGGAGGATCGACATGTCGCAGCACACCTACGTGATGCACAACGAAATATTGCAGCCTACGCGCAAGACCTTGGCGCGACTGCTGAGGCAGGCGGGCTCGGAGTGGATGCCGCGGGAAATGATTCCGACGGCTCAGTTCGCGGAGCGATCGCTGTACCTGGCGCCGGAGACGAGTGAGCAGCATGGGTTGTTCAGCCTCTACTACGCCCCGGCCCTGTACGGCATCTTCGCGGCGCTCGACGATCCGGCCATCGCCGACGTGGTGTGCATGAAGAGCGCGCAGCAAGCGTGGACGACGGGGCTGATTGCCTACCTGGGCAACCGCATCTGCAACGCCCCCTGCGCCATGATCGGGCTGTTCGACAGCGACGGCGCCGCGCGCGACTTTCACGACGAGAAGCTGGTGCCCATCATCGAGAATACCCCGGCCCTGCTCAGCCGCATCGACGTGCGCCGGTCCCGCACCGCCGGCAATCGCTCGGACTTCAAGGCGTTCCCCGGCGGATTCCTCAAGCTCGGCGGCTCCGGCCAAATCCGCAAGGTCAAGTCCACCTCCGCCGGGGTGCTGTTCGTCGAGGAGCCGGACGACGCCAAGGAAAATGTCCGGGACCAAGGGTCGGCGATCCAACTGCTTTGGGAGCGATCCAAACGCCGTACGGACGTCAAGCGGATCATCGGCGGTACGCCCTCGCTCAAGGGCCTGAGCCAGATCGAGCACCGCCTGAGCCTGACCGACCGCCGCGTGCTGCCGGTGCGCTGTCACGCGTGCCACGAGTCCCATGTGCTCGACCTGGAGCATGTCACCTGGCAGGATCACGAGCGCGAGAGCCACCCGATCTACGGCGCCGCCGACCCCGACACCGCCGTCTACGCCTGCCCGCACTGCGGCACCCCGTGGGACGATTACCAGCGTCAGCAGAACATCCGGACCACCGTCGCGCAGGCCATCGCGGCCGGCGATCCGCTCTGCGGTTGGACCCCGACCCGTGAGACCCGCGGCGCGGCGGGCTTCACCGAACTGAACGAGGCGTACTCCTGCCTGCCCGGTGCCGGCATGGCCGCCTATGTCCGCGATCGTCTGGAGGCGGAGTACGCCCTGCGCCAGGGCGATCAGACCAAGATGATCGTCCACGTCAACAGCAAGCACGGTCGGCCCTACGCGTTCGTTGGCGATCAGGCGCAGGCCGAGCAACTGCGCGCCGCCGCGCTGGACTACCCCGAAGGAGAGCCCCCTGCCGGGGCGCTGGCGCTCGCCGCGTCCGTGGACGTGCAGAACAACCGCCTATCGGTCCTAATCCGCGCCTACGGCCGCGATGGGGCCTCCTGGCTGGTGTTGTGGCACGAGCCAGCGGCCGCGGTCAGCACCATCAACGCCGAGGACCCGGTGTGGAGCGAACTGGATCGGCTGCTGTTCGAGCCCTATGTCAGCGCCGACGGCCTGGTGCTGCACGTCAAGGCCGTCACCATCGACTCCGGCGACGGCGGCACCAACGATGCTGTCTACGCGTGGATCGTCTCCCGCAAGCGCCGCTTCCCCGGCGTCGTGCTCATGGCCGGCAAGGGCGCGCACATCGACCGCGAAATCTACAGCCCGCCCAAATCCGCCGCCGTCAATCCCGCCAATCCCAACCGCTACACCAAGGCCGACCGCTGGGGCGTGCGCGTCTACGAGGTCGGCACCTGGCGCGCCAAGGACCATCTGTCCGCGCGGTGGAAGCTGGAGGCCCAGGGCCAGGGCCGCCATCACGCCTACGCCGGCGTGCGGGTCGACTACTGGGACCAGATCCTGAGTGAGGTCAAGGCCCCCTCCAAGACGCAGCGCGGGCGGCTCACCTGGCAGCCCAAAGTCGGCGTCGCCCACGAGGCGCTGGACTGTGAGGTCTATGTCGAGCACGCCGCCCGGGCCCTCAAGCTGCATATCTACACGCCTGCCCAGTGGCAAACGGAAGAGCAGCGGCTGCGGCAGCAGTCGCTCGCCCTGCCCCTGCCTGAGCCCTTGCCGGCGGCGGGTCTCCCGGCCCTGGCACCGCCGCCGGTTTCGCGGGGAACGGCCATGCCTCCGCCCGTCGCTGCGGTGCCCGCCGGCCGGTTCCGGGCCTTCTGATGGACCGCACCGAGTTCTGCCGGGCGATCCATTCGGTTGGGCTGAGTACGGCAGAGTTTGCCGCGCTGATCGGGGTCGCGGAAAAGACGGCCTATGACTGGGGCGGCCGGTATCCAGTGCCCTATCCGGTGCGGCTGATTATCACCCTGCTTCAGGAGCGCGGCGGGGCCCATGGATTCTGCGGGAGACCACCGGCGGACCGGTTGCCGCGGGTGTATCCGTTGTGTTCGGCATCGTCTTTAGACGAGCCGGCCTAACGACAAAGGGTAACGGTCGCGCGGCGCCGGGAGCTTGAAGGATGACCAATGACCTTGATCCACGCGTCCGGGTTGACCCGCTTGTTAGCCTTAGCCAAACATGGCGGATCGGATCCTTCTGCGTCAGATGGGAACCGGCCAAGGTTGTTTCAGATTGCGCCTGTTGGATGATCGTCCATCGATGCTGGATGTACGGGCCATGGCCAACACTCTGGCCTTGCGTTCGCGACATGCTGTTTTCGTGGAAGCAAGACAGGCACTTGGTAGGCTAACTAGATTTCGGCGGCACAATCGCCGCATAACCCGGTAATGGCCACGAAATGCGGCGCGGTGAATGCGATCGCCTGTCCGCGGTTAGTGATTGGCATGGTCGGGCTCCCAGGCGCGGCTGAAGTCCTCATGGGCGAATGCCTCAGCCAGGCCGGTAATCTGCTTCAGCCGCAACACCTCGTCGGGGTCCATGCCCAGTTCCAGGCCGATGCGGGTGTTGCTCCAGTTGTGCTTTTTCAGGGCCGTGACGAGCTTGGCCGTCAGTTCCACCTGGTGCGTTCCCCGCGCCATGTTGTGCCGCACCGTCGAGGTAATCCGTTCCTCCACCGTCTTCGGCAACTGGACGACCGGCAAGTAGCCGGCCAGGGAGGTCCGGATGTCCGCGTGCTGCTGGACGATCGTGGTCCGATGGAAGCCATCGACCACCACATATTCCCCGGCCCCGTCCGGCGCCGCGACCACCGGCATGGTAATCCCGTCCTTGGAGATCGACAGATGCAGCAGCCGCATCTCCGGCGGTGCCACCTTGTTCGGGTTGTAGTCGTTGCCATGGACCGCGTCCACCGGCACGAGCTGCACCGACAGCACCGGGTGCGGCAGATCGACATGCGCCGCGGCGATCCGCACCAGGCGGTTATACCGCTCGACCCGCGTTGCCGCGTCGGCCGGGGCCTCGGCAAGGGCCGCTTCGAGGCGATCGAGGAGGTCACTGATCATCGGCCAACTCCAGGGTGTAGGTGGTGTACTGGCCGCGGGCCGCGCCCGCCTGCCAGCCGTGCGAGAGAAACAGCTTGCCGGCGGCCGTGCGGTCGATGGCCGTCAGGTGTCGCAGCGAGCGCGCCCGCGCCTGATCCTTGATCGCGGTCAGCAGCCGCCCCAAGACCCGCACCGCCTGGGGCCCATCGGCCCCGTACAGGTGCCGGACCTGGCCGCGTTGCCCATCGGCCAACAGGTGCAGGCTCGCAAAGCCCATGGTCGCGCGGGTCTCGGTATCCGTCGCGACGCACCACACCCGGCCCGGCTCACTGGTCGGGCAGGCCCCGAGCGCCGCGTGCACGTTTTTGTCTAAGGCCAACTCGCCGATCAGGCTGAACAGCAGTGCCTGGTGTTCGGCGTCGTGCACCAGGTTGCGGATGATGACGCTCATAGGTCCTCCATGTAGCGGGTGACCAGATCGAGCTGCCGCTCCATCTCGCGCTTGGTCTGAGTGAAGCTCAGCCCCTTGCACCAGTAGTCATTCTTGAGCAGGGTCTTGCAGATGCGCCGCCAACTCGGGGCCTTGCGCTTCGCCTCCAGGGCGGCGGCGGCCTCATCGGTGACGCGTGGATAGCCGAGGTCCTTGCCGTGCTTGCGCCACCAGCGCAAGAACACGGCGATCTTCTTCCGGTAGTGGGTCGCCACCGGGGGCGGCATCGAGGTCAGGATCAGGTAGGCATAGCTGCGCCAGGTGTGCCCCTCCGGCAGGTCGATGCGGATGTTGCCCATGACCGATCCGGTCAACTGCACGTAGCGGTTACCGAAGTTCGCGCCCTGCACCCGCTCGACCACACGCGACCAGGTCTCGGGCTCAAGGATCTTGAAGAGCCAAAGCCCCTTGCGCTGGTCATCGCCGTAGGGCTGGCACAGGCGCATCTGGTGGATGCCGAGCCCGGCCAGGTGCATCAGGTCATAGACCCGGTTGTAATCCCAGTGCTGGCGCGCGTTGGCGATCCAGACATCGGCCGTGCCCCAGTCGTAGAGCGGATAGGCGTTGTAGACGCTGCCGGTATCGCGGGTGACGCGCGTCGTCCAGGGGTGGCCCTGCCAGGGCTGCTTGGTCTCGCTCGTGATGGTCCGGTACCGGTTCAGCGATTCGTCCGAGCGGATGCCGACGAAACAGGCGGTCTCCACCCCGTCGGCGAACCAGTCGCCGAAAGCCGGCACGAACTCCTCGAACTCCATCCCGCTCCGGAAGAACGGGAAGTGGCCCTCATCGCTGATCACATCGGCCCGCCGCGGCAGGGGCCGAATCCACTTCTCGGGACACCGCGGGTCCCAGCACAGCCAGTGCGGCTGGAACTGGGACACGGCATTGCGCAGGTGCAGCGGCAGGCACACCCACAGGGCCTTCACCTCGGGCCGGTCGCACTCCCGCGCGAGGTAGTCGATGGTGTGCTGGTACTGGCCCTCGAGGTCCAGGATCAGGGCGGTCACCGGCAGGCGGCCCATCTCGCGGGCCACGTCGACCACCAGATTGAGCAAGGCCCCGGAGTCCTTGCCGCCGCTGAAGGACACGTAGAAGCGCGGGAAGTGCTCTAGGATGATCCGCACCCGCTCACGGGCGGCGGAATAGCAGTCGATGTCCAGATAGTGCTTGCCCATCACAATCCCTCAATCAGTCGCCGCACCCGCGCCTTACTGCCATGCTTCACCCGGTCGACGATCCGCCGGAACTCCTCAACGGCGTTCCCCTTGCGGGCAAGTGCCTTGTCCACGCGGGAGTCGATGCCGGCGCTACTCCAAATGTCGATGTAGGTGGGCGCCCGGGTCTGGCCGATGCGGTGCAGCCGGTCCTCGGTCTGCTGCCGCTCGGAATACTTGAAGCCATTGGCGTAATAGATCGCGTACCGGGCCGCGGTGAAGTCGTGGCCATGGCCGCCGCACGCCTGGGTGGCGACCAAGGCCCCGCCCCGGGCGCGCCAGTTGTCCAGGTTCGCTTGACGGCTGCGCTCCGAGAGCCCCCCGTGGTAGGCATGGACCCGCTCCGGCCCCTGCTCAGCAACCAGGGCCGCGCCGATGTCGGCGGCCGACTGCCGGTACTTGGCCCAGATGACGACCGGCTCTCTGGCCGGCAGCTCGCGCAGCACGGTCAACAGCAGGTCGAGCCGCCGGCTTGGGTAGCAGATCAGATCCCCATCGGGCGCCCGCTGGTGACCGCAGACGATCCGTTGCAGCGCGGTGAACATCCGGAACACGGCGATCGACCGCGCCCAGCCATCCTCGAACAAGTAGTCCTCGCACAGGAAGCGCTCCTTGGCCTCGGCGTAGGCGGCGGCCTGCTCGGGCGTCAGGGTGCAATAGCGGGAGGCGTAGAGCTTGTCCGGGAGGTCCAGACACTCGGCCTTCGTCACCTGGTAGACATAGGGCCGGATGCGCTGCGCCAGATAATCCCGGTTCTTCTCGCCCTCGATCATGCCGGGGAAGCGCGCCGACCAGACGATGTGATTGCGGGCAAAGGCGTGGAAGGATCGATAGCCCAGGATGGTCGGCGACAGGAAGCGCATCTGCGCAAACAGGTCCACGATGCCTTGTGACAGCGGGGTGCCGGTCAGGATCAGCCGATAGCGGGCCTCGCGGGCGAGCAGGGTAATCCGCTCGGTCCGGCGCGACTTCGCGCCCTTGATGTATCCGGACTCATCGACCACCACCATGGTCCGCTCGGTGATCAGGCCCTTCACGGTAAAGATGACCCGGGCCGAGCTGCTCATCGACTCGATGCCGACGATGTACCAAAGCACCGCCGGGACCGTCGCCTCGCTGGTGTGGTCGTCGAACACATGGATGTCCGCCGCGGTGCAACTGGTGTGCTTGAGTACCTCGCGCCGGATCGTCTCTTTCAGGGCGCACGGGCAGAACCACACCACCTGGTCGATCTTGCCTTGCCGCAGCCGCGCCAACTCCGCGGCGGTGCGGGTCTTTCCGGTGCCCATCTCCATGAACAGGGCGCCGACCCGCGACGGCAGGACCTTGACCACGGCGGCGTCCTGGTGGACCAATAGCGCGGTGCGGGCGGTCCAGGCCATCACGGCGCGGAGTCCATCAAGCTGGCGTCCACCGCGTCGGCGACCGGCGGCATGGGGCCCCGCCCGCGCGGCGCCCGAGGCGCCCGCTTCGGCACGGCGAGCAGCGCCTGCTCGTGCACCTGGCGCGCGGTGTCCAGGAGCTTCCTGGCGCCGGCACTGATGGCCAGGTCCCACGCCTCGGCGAAATCCTCCACCGCGGCATATTGGGCGGCCGGGACCACGACCACCGGTTTGTCGTAGCGCGCTCCGGGCAGGGCCTTGGCGCTGGCGTAGAGGTCGTCGTCGCGGCCCCAGGTCAGGACCAGCCAACCGGCGAAAGGTCCGCCATCGCGCGCCCGCACCCAGCGCTTGCGCTCCGGAGCGAACGCGGCGGACACCGCCGCCGCCCGGATGCTCGGGTCTTGGATGCGGATGCAGATCCCGGCGGCGAGCAGCGCGTTGCCGATCTCCGCCGCCCGGTCGGCCAGTGGCCCGGACCACTCATCGATGAGCCGGTACCAGGCCCGGCGCTGTTCGTCCCAGCGGTAGCCACGCGCCTTCGCGCAGTCGCGGAAGGCATCCAGTTTCTCGGGAAACAGCAGGTTGATCCGCTGCCCCTCGATGCGGATGTCGGCGACCGTTGCCGAGTGCTCGATCGCGGGGCGAAGCGTGGATTCGATCAGGGCGGTTGCCGCCGCGGTGTCGTCGGTTACCGCGGGCGGCAGCGCCGCCGGCATCGCCCGGGCGACCATCGTCAACAGCAGTGACGTCTTGAGGTCTCGATGGTCGATCCACCAGTGGGCGGCCGTCTCCCGTTGCAGCGCGTCGACGAGGCAGGGGACCGCCGGGTCATCGACCTTGAGCGACTCGCCCCAGAAACAGACGCGCTCGGTGCCGGTCATGTCCCCGGCCAAGACGCGGCCGATGACGTCGAGCTTGTTGGCGCGGACGGTCTCCGCCCAGGTGACTTGCTTCTCGGAACCGGTCAGTGGCGGCAGTCCGTTGGCCGCGTTCTCTGACGCTGCCGCCGCGTTGGCAGCCTCACGCTCTGCCTTGGCGCAGTCTTCGCAGGGTTCTTCGGCGAGCTTCCCGGCGCGCCAGGTGCGGGTCTTGCCGGGGCCATAGAGTTGGTGCCGCTCTTCATGTCCGCAGGAGTGCTTGATCGTGTGCCAGGCCATGATTTATCTCATTGTTGATCCAGACGGGCGGATGACATCCGTACCCTGATCGCCTCCTCGATCAGCACGGCTGACGACTTGTCGGTGCGCGCGCTCTCCGCGTCGAGCCAGGCGATGACATCGGGCGGCAGGCGGATACAGCGCGGAATCTTGCGGCGGTCGGCCGGCAGTTCGTGCCGGCCTTGGTTGCGGTCCGACATGGGACGGGCCTTGGCCATTCAGCTACCCATCTTCGCGAAGTCGGAAAGCGCAGCGTAGCGGGCCTGCTCTGTGGCCTTGCGGGCTGCATCGACAGCGGCCTTGATTTCCGTGTGGGCCTCGTCGAAAGCGGCCAGCGCATCGGCCGCGCGCTTGTTGGCGTTCCACTTGGCCGATCCCGGGAAGGCGTCAGGGTCATAGCTGTTGTATTCGGCGCGGGCCAGCGCTTCCCGTTGCCCTTCCAGCGTGTTGGCGTGGGCTTCTGCGGCTTGTTGCTGGGCTGCCTTGCGGGCGGCTTCTTCGGCGCGGTGCGTCGCGAGCAGGGCTTCGAGTTCCGGCTTGCCGGCGACGATCGCGACGAGGGGCTGCCCGTTGATCCGGTTGGCGAACGCAACGGCATCAACCCGCTTGCCCTGGTGCAGGAGGGTGGCCCACTTGCCATCGGTCGCGATCAGGCCGCGGAGCGCGGGGATCTGATGGTCGGCGGGGAAGGTGTAGGTAATCGCGTTCATCGTGCTCTCCGGTCGGGGTTTCCGCTGTGTTTTGCCGTCCCCTGGCTTGATTAAAGTATGACACATTATTTGATTTTTGCACGACAAAAATCAAAATAAGCGCGACCGTTCGTCGGCCGATCACGCGTTTTCTGATTTGTTCGTCGCTCGATTCCGGGAATCCCGGAAACGCAGAGTGGTCACGGTGTGCATACTCAGGCGCATGGCCGATGACGCACTCACCACCGCCCGCATCCACCTGCAAACCTGGCTCGACGCTGAGCTCAAGGTCGCGCAGGGTCAGACCGTCATGCTCAACGGCAACCGGCTGGATCGCGCCGCGCTCGATCAAATCCTCGGGCAGATCAAATACTGGCGCGCGGAGGTCGAGCGGCTGACCCGGGCGGCCACGACCGGGCGCACCGGCATCGGCACCCAGCGGATCGTCCTGCATGGCTAAGCCCCCGAGCATCCCCAAGGGCGATCCGCGGATCGCCGCCCTAGCGCACCAGTTGGGCATCAAGCCCAAGCAGGCGCGCGCGGTCATCGGCGCCTATGCCGGCGGCTACAAGGGCGCGGACTTCACCCGAAATGCGCTGGCCGGTTGGCACATCGCCCGCGGCACCCCCGACGAACTCCTCGCTCGCGATCGGCCCGCCCTGATCCGTGCCCATGGCGACCTGACCCGCAATCATCCGCTGGTCGCCGGCATGACCAGCACCTACGCCCTGGGCGTGGTCGGCACCGGCCTGTCCTACCATGCGGCGATCGATCGGGAGCGCCTGGGGCTCGATGACACCTACGCGGACGCCTGGGAGGCCCTGGCCGAGTTCTACTTCGGCCTGTGGGCGCAGTCCAAGGACTGCGATGTGCGCCGCACGCTGAACTTCTACCAACAACAGGACCTGGCGCTGCGGGAGGAGTTGGGCGGCGATCACTTCGTGCAGTTGTGTCAGATCGACGGGCGGGGCCTGCCCTTCCGGTTGGCGCTGCAACACATCGCCGGGGCGCGCGTCTGCAACCCCGGTCAGCAGTTGGACACCCCGACGCTGGTGCAAGGTGTGGAGAAGGACACCTGGGGTGCCCCGATCCGGTATCACGTCCTCGACGGCTACCCGGAAGCGCAACTGCGCCAGTCTTTCACTTGGACCGCGCTGCCGGTCTTCAACGCCGCGACCAACCGGCGCCAGGTGCTGCACCTGTACCGCACCCTGAACACGGATCAGACCCGCGGCGTGCCGCTGATCGCCCCCATCGTGGAGCCGCTCAAGCAGCTCGACCGGTACAGCGATGCCGAGTTGGACGCGGCGGTCAAGAACGCCCTGTGGGCCATCTTGGTCAAGTCCCCGACCGGCGGCCAATTGGCCGGCTGTTCATCGCTCGATGAATGGGACCGGGAGCGCCAGGCGTTCTACGCGGGCTCTAACATCCACATGCAGGACGGATCGCATGTGGTGAACCTGTTTCCTGACGATGACATTGCCTCGTTCGACCCGAGCCGCCCGAATGCCGGGTTCGATGCCTTCGTGCAGAGCTTCTACACGGTTTTGGGTATGGGCCTTGAACTGCCCAAGGACATCCTGACCGGGGCCTTCCAGGCCAGCTATTCCGCCGCCCGGGCGGCCATCCTGCGAGCGACCGCCACCTTCGGCAAGCGCCGGATGGACCTGTCCGGCGACCTGTGCGATCCGGTGAAGGAGACCTTCATCGACGAGCTGGTCGCCTACGGCCATCTGCCGGCCCCCGGCTACTTCGCCGACCCCTTCATCCGCGCCGCCTATCTCGGGGCGCAGTGGATCGGCGATGCCGCCGGCCAGATCGATGAGACCAAGGCCGTGAAGGCTGCGGAGGCCCGCATCGCCCTGGGCATCAGTACCCGCAAGGACGAATGCGCGGCCCTGACCGGCAAGGATTACGACAAGGTGCGGCGCCAGTGGGACAAGGAGGCGCGGCAGGGCGCCCCGATGCCTGGAGCGCCCGCGCCCGTCGCCGTGGACCCCGCCGCCGACCCCCATAGCGCGGAGGCGTTGGACCGCGCGGACCGTGAGGAGCGTATCGCCCATGGCTAAACTCGACGCCATCGACCTGATTGGCCGCGAGCCCTGGTGCATCGAACCCGGTGCCCTGGAGCGCATCGTCGCGATTGCCCAGCGGCTCAACGACACCCCCGAGGCCGTCGCCACCCGGCTCGGCCGCCCCCTGGACAACGCGCGCACGGTCGAAACCTTCGGACCCACAGCCGTGATTCCGATCACCGGCCCGATCTTCCGCTACGCCAACCTGTTCACCGAGATCAGCGGCGCCACGTCGTTGGAGATCCTGGCGCGCGATTTCCAGGCCGCGCTCGATGACCCGGTGGTGCAGCAGATCGTCCTGTCCATCGACAGCCCTGGCGGCCAATCCACCGGGATTGCCGAGTTCGCCGGGCTGGTGCGTGCCAGCGCCAAGCCGGTCACGGCCTATGTCGGGGACCTGGCCGCGTCCGCCGCCTACTGGATTGCCAGCGCGGCGGGCGAGATCGTCGCCTCGCCGACCGCCATGCTGGGGTCGATCGGCGTGGTCATGACCTACCAACCGCCGCCCGATCGGCCCGGCGAGAAGCCGAAGGTCGAGGTCGTCTCCTCGATCAGCCCCGCCAAGCGGCTGACCCCGGACACCGAGGCCGGCCGCACCGAGGCGCAACGCATCGTCGACCACCTGGCCGAGGTGTTCGTCGCGGACGTGGCCATCGGCCGTGCAGTTTCCCACGAAACAGTCATCGCCGACTTCGGCGCCGGGTCCCTTCTGGTTGGCGCCCGCGCCATTGCCGCGGGGATGGCTGACCGCATCGCCACCCTGCATTCACTCACTGCCGGCGCTCCCGGCTTCACCTCCACGAGGCCCTTTGCCATGACGAATCAGGCACAGACCCCGGGCGCGCCGACCATCGATCGCGCCTATCTCAACGTTAACCACCCCGACCTGGTGTCGGCCCTGCTTGCGGAAGGCCAGGCCCAGGGCCTGGCCGCCGGTGCCGAGGCCGAGCGCACCCGCATCGCGGCCGTGCGCGAGCAGCTCGTGCCGGGGCATGAGGCCCTGATCGAGCGGCTGGCGATGGACGGCAAGACCACCGGCCCGGAGGCCGCCGTGGCGGTCCTGCAAGCCGAGAAGGCGCTGCGACTGGGGGCGCAACAGGCCCTGGCCAGTGCCCCGCCGCCGGTCGCCGCCGCGGTGCCGCCGCTGCCCAGCGCGGATAAGTCGTCCGCGGCCGTCACCATCCTTGCCAATCGTCGCCTTGCCACCGGCAAGGGCGCCGCTTAAGGCCCGCACGCTGGAGAACTGCACATGTCTGAACTATTGGCCGGCGGGTCCTTCGAGACCTACACCCCCGAACAACTCATCACCTCCTCTGATGACATCGAGACGAATACTGCCCGCGTGGCCGCCGGCCAAAACCTGGCGGCGCGCACCGTGGTCGGCCGGGTGACCGAGGTCCCGGCCTCGCTGGCGACCGGCGTGGTCGCCAACAACAACGCCATTCTGTGGTCCGCGGTCCAGCGCGGGACCGCTGGCAACGCGGCCAGCATCGCCCTGGTGAATCCCGGCACCAATAGCGCCGCGCTGGGGGTGGTGGTCGCCGGGTCCGACGTGACCGTCAATCTGGCGACCAACGGCTCCGCCGCCATCACCAGCACCGCCGCCCAAGTGATTGCTGCGGTCGCGGCCAGTGCCGCGGCTGCCGCGCTGCTCACCGGCGCCAATCAAGGGGCGTCGAGCGGTGCCGCAGCGGTAACCGCCGTGTCCAAGACCAGTCTGGCCAGTGGTGCGACCAACGGCCAGATCAAGGCCCTGGCGCCGAGCGCGACCGATGGCACGGCCAAGCCGGTCGGCATCCTGATTCACCCAGTGAATGCCAGTGGCGGGGAGACGGACGGGCAAATCTATGTCGACGGCAGCTTTAACCCGGACCTCCTGGTGTGGCCCGCCAGCGTGCAGACCGACAGCCAGAAAAAGGCTTTGTTTGATGGCACGCCCATCCAACTGCGGCGCCCGACCTAAACGCCCCGGCACCCGACACGCGAGACACCACCATGACGACCCCCAGCCTCTATGACACCACCACCCTCCTGCAAGTGGTCCGGCTTCTGCCCCTGTTCGACCCCCTGCTGCTCCACCTGTTTTTCCCGGATATCGTGACCTTCGATACCGAGTCGATCGCCTTCGACAAGCTCGACGTCGACGGCAACCGCAAGCTCGCCCCGTTCGTCTCCCCGTTGGTTGCCGGGCAGGCGCGGCGGATCAACGGGGGCGAGGTCCGCTCTTTCAAGCCGGCCTATGTGAAGCCGCTGACGGTCGTGGACGTGGGCCGCGTGTTGCGGCGCCGGCCCGGCGAGGCGTTCCAGGGCACCATGTCCGCGCTGGAGCGCCGCGACGACATCATCGTGGAAAATCTCCAGATGGAGCGGGACCAGTGCTTGCGGCGCTTCGAGTGGATGGGCGCCCAGGCGCTGCGTACCGGCAAAGTCGTGGTGTCCGGCGAGGATTATCCATCGGTGGAGGTCGACTTCAAGCGCACCTCGACTCTGACCAAAACCCTGACCACCACCGCCCGCTGGAGTCAGGCCACCAGCGCCCCGCTGGATGACATCGTCGCCTGGGACGCGGAACTGGAAGCCCCCAGCACGGACATCGTGTTCACGCCGCGGGCATGGAAACACTTTCACAAGCATTCCGACGTGAAAGAGGCCCTCAACGCCATGATGCGCGGCGGCCAGTCGGCCTTGGAGATCGCCCCCGGCAATGGCGCGCTGGTGCAGCCGCTTGGCTACATCGGCCCCAAGCGGGCCTGGCTCTACACCGGCTGGTATCTCACCGACGCCGGCGTGCGCACCCCCTTTCTGGCCGATGGCGAGATCATCCTGGGGTCGCGGGAGGTCCGCGGCGTGCGCGCCTTCGGGGCCATCCTGGACCCGCGCGCCGGGTATCAGGCGGTGGATATTTTCCCGAAAAACTGGATTTCGGAGAACCCGGCGGCCGAGTTCACCATGACCCAATCCGCGCCCTTGATGGTCCCCTGCCGGCCGGATGCCAGCATGTGCGTCCTGGTGACCGACGAGGCGTAAGGGCATGGGCCTGGACGCACTGGCCGCCGATCTGTACAGCGCCGCGCTCGATCCAAGCGCGTTCGGCGAATGGGTCACCTATCGCCGCTGCGGTCAGGTCCAGGAGCAGCCCTGCCTGCTGATCATCACCCCGGCGACGGCGCAAATCTGGTCCGGCGGATTGATCCAGGTGTCTGAGGGCCACTACACCGGATACCTGGCAGCGACAGACTGGACCCCGGCGGCAGGCGATCGCGTGAAGGCCGCGGACGGTACCCGGTATGAGATCGATCAGCCGCCGACGATGGATCGCGGGCTGTGGTCCTTGGTGCTGCGCAAACTGGGAACCTGACGCATGACCGAATGGCAGGCATTTTTCGCCGTGATTGCATCCTTGGTGAGCGTGTTGGGTCTGATGCACGTCGGCATCAAGGACGTGTTGGCGCATATCGATAAGCAATTCGCCGATGCTGAACGCCGGCATCAAGAGGCATCCACGCTGTTTCGTCAGGAATTGCAGTTGCGCTACGTTGGCCGGGGCGAATTTTCCGAGGAAATTCACCGATTGCGGACGGCAATTTCCGAACTCACCGTATTAGTTGAGGGCATGGCGTCGCAATTGCCGCCGGTTATCTGATCGAGGTCGATATGTCAACCGATAATAGTATCACCGCACTGGCCAACGCCATCGCCACCTCTGCGCCGGACGCCAAACCGTTGCTGTCGTCCTGGTCCTTCTACGGCTATGTGGTCATCGCCGCGGGATGGGCCGCGCATAACCTGGTTGCCTATTTCGATCTCGGGCAAAGCCTGGAGGCGACGATCGCCGCGGGCATCGTCGGTGGCTGCATGTTCGGCTTCGGCATGATCGCGACGATGCGCCGCCGCGGGATCAAAGTCCCGGCGTGGATCGCGGACGTTGCCGAGGCGATCGTCGCTGACGCCCCCGGGTCCGAGGGCTGACATGGACCTGGCACAACTGCATGTCTACGTCGTGCTGCCCGCGCTCGACATGATGCAAGGGATCGGCGGCCCGGTGTGGTCACAGCCAGCAGCGCGGATGCTGCTCGCCATCGCCCGGCAGGAGGGCGGCCCCAAACTGGAGGTCTATCAGCAACTCGGGGGCGGCCGGTATGGCCCGGCCCGCGGGTACTGGCAGTTCGAGCGCGGCGGCGGCGTGCAGGGAGTGATGTATCACCCGGCCAGCACGGACATCGCTCGCGCCCTGGTGAGACACTACGGCCTCGCGTGGAACGATCGAGCCATCCATGAGGCGTTGGCGACAGTCCCCGGGTTGGCCGCTGGATTCGCGCGGCTCCTGCTGTGGACGGACCCCGCGCCGTTACCCAGCGCGGAGCATGACGGCTGGCACTACTATCTGCGCAATTGGCGCCCGGGCAAACCGCATCCCGACGCCTGGCCGACCAATTGGCGCATGGCGACTGAGACCGTTGTGCCGCCGCGATGACCCCCATCCGCATCCCCGCCCTGACCGTCTCCGGCCTGGCCGATGCCACCGGCAGTGTGACGCTGACGGTGCAGTTGGTGTCGGCCGCGGGTCGGCCGCTGGTTGGGGTGCTGACCACGGACGGCGGGCCAGTCACCTGCTATGTGGCGGCGGTCATCGCCTCGCCGCCGGTCCCGGATCCGGAAGCGGACCCGCCGGCCGATCCGCCGGCCCCGCTCGAACTGCTGCTGACCCCGCAATCCCTGATCGTCGCGCCCGATGCGGGCGGGACCTATTACCGTTTCACCTTCACCGCCGACCGGCGCCAGGTGGCCGAATGGCAGGTGCAGGTTCCGGACACCGGGGACGGGCGGACCCTGGCCGACCTGATCGCCGGAACGCAGGTAGACCCCGTGGACATCCTGGCCGGGCGGCTGCTGACCCTCCCGGAGCGCGCGGCGCTGGCCGCCGCGCACGCCCCGAGCGCGGCGAATCCCATCGCCACCCTGGCCGATGTCGGCACCGGCGGCGGCGGTGGGGGTGGACATGTCATCCGGGACGGGACCGGCCAGGCGCTCACGCAGCGGGCCGCACTGCGCTTCATCGGCGCCGTGCTGACCGACGATTCCGCGGACGGCGAGACCCGGGTCACGATCGCGTCGGCGCCGATCCAAAGCCTTACCGCTGGGACCGGCATCCTGATTACGGCCCTGGGCGCCGGGGTCTACCGCATCGAGCGTGACACCGCATCCACCATCGACGGAGGCAGCGCATGATCGGTTTACGGACCCTTCTGCGGTCGCTGCTGACGCTGCTGCTGTGCGTCGGCGTCTGGGGTCCCGCGCAGGCAGAGACCCTTAAGCTGCGTTCCGGCCCGGCCGCGACCTGGGCCAGCCATGACCCGGTACTCGCGCTGGGCGAGCCGGGATTCGCCAGCGATACCGGCGAGCTGCGCATCGGCGATGGCACCCGCCATTGGAGCGCGCTGCCCGTGCATAGCGTCGGCAGTGGGCGCGAGATCGAACTGCAGTCAGCCGCCGGGTATATCCAGTGGCGCTATGTCGGCGCGACCGGATGGACCAATCTAGTGGCGCTGTCCGCGATCACCGGTGCCCCCGGCACCCCCGGCACCCCCGGAGCGGCCGGGGCGGACGGCCGGGAGATGGAGCTACAGGCGGCGGCCGGGTACGTGCAGTGGCGCTATGTGGGCGGCACCACCTGGACCAATCTAGTGGCGCTGTCCGCGATCACCGGTGCCCCCGGCACCCCCGGCACCCCCGGCACCCCCGGCACCCCCGGTACCGCCGGATCGGCCGGGGCGGACGGCCGGGAGATCGAGCTACAGGCGGCGGCCTGGTACGTGCAGTGGCGCTATGTGGGCGGCACCACCTGGACCAATCTAGTGGCGCTGTCCGCGATCACCGGTGCCCCCGGCACCCCCGGCACCCCCGGTACCGCCGGATCGGCCGGGGCGGACGGCCGGGAGATCGAGCTACAGACGGCTGCCGGGTATGTGCAGTGGCGCTATGTCGGCGGCACCACCTGGACCAATCTAATCGCACTGTCTGCAATTACCGGCGCGCCTGGCACGCCAGGCGCGGCCGGCGACTTCGCACCCACCGTGTCGGCGATTGGCAACACGGCAGCCGGGCTCACCGTCGATCTGACGACGGGCGTGGACGTCTACAGCGCCAATCTCACCGGCGGTCCGGGCCTGCTATCCATTACGCCCCCTGCGTCAGGCTCCGCGACGGCCCGCGTCGACGTGACGAGTTCAAGCGGCACCTACTCCCTCATCGTCAATACCGCCGCCACCGTCCGCTGGCTCTACGGCTACGCCGACGACCTGACCCCGCGGACCAACGAGACCCGCGAGTGCGTCGTTACCTGCACCCCGACGGTGTGCACCATCGCCTGCGGGGCCTACTGGTGAGCGCGCGGGCGTGGCTGGCTGGCCTGCTCCTGGCGGCCGTCTCCGGCTCCGGGGCGGCCTGGCAGGGCGTCGAATCGCAGTTCCTGGTGCCGCCGCCGTGGTCCGGCTGCGCGGGCGCGCGCGGCTGGGGGACGATTCAGCGGATCGTCGGGACCAATAGCTACACCGGCAGCACGACGGTTGCGGAAGGCACGCTCATTGCGACCCCGCTGGCGTCCAGCGCCGTTACCGTCGCCGGGGCGGCAATGCTCTGTGTCACCGGCTGGAGCAACTCGATTGCCGCGTCGAGGTCGACCGGCAGCGGTACGACCGGCATCACCTGGTGGGCGTCGGCCGCGGGCACGGCCGGCAACAGCATCACGGTGCGCATCGTCGCGGACCCAACGGCGGGCATCACAGCCACCGCGGCGGTCGCCGGGTCCGCGGTGACGGTCACCCGGCAAGCGTCGGCGACCGCGCTGGCGGTCGCCAACGCCGTGGTAGCCACGACCAACTTGGTGCAGGCGCTCCCGACCGACGGCACCGGCGCCGGCATCCCTGCCGCAGTCGGCCCGGTCGCCCTGACCGGTGGAGTCAACGGCACCGGGGCGCAGACCACGACCTGGAGCCCGCCCGCGAACACCGCGCTGACCTTCACCGACCCGGATGCGCCGACCGTGCCGCTCGCCGTCAACGGCACCCTGGTGCGGCCCACGGGCGGTACCGTGTCTGTCTCACTCTCCGCTGGCTATCCGCGCCGCGGCTGGCCGGTGCAGTTGATCAACGGCACGCTCTCCGGCACCTGGGCACCGGGCACGCTGCCGGCCAGTACCTATCTGCTCCAAACCGCCGCTGGCCTCTGGCTGGCGCATTACTGAGGATCGATCATGGCTGCATCTGGTATCTGTTGGGATATGCGCGGCACGCCCCGCGAGATGGGGCCCGCCGAGCGGGCGGACGTGGGCACGCTGCACGGCCAATGGGTTGGCATCATGGCCTATCTGGGGCGCCCCGCCATGGCCGCCGCGGGCTATTACCTGGAGTTCCGCTTCGGCATATCCGCCCCCGCGGGCTGGTCAAGCCCGGTGATCGGCGTGGACGGGGACGGGCTGCCGGCGGCGGTGCGCTCCGCGTTGCCGGAGGCGCCGCCGGAGGACCCCGACCCGGGCGAGCTGGCCGCCGCGCTGGCGGACCTGGCGGCCCGCATTGACGGCGAGCGTAAGGCGCGCATCGCCGAGGTTGGCGGGGATGCGGAGGAGCAGACCTGGCGGGTGTCGCGGATGCTCCAGATTCAGGCGGCGATCCAGGCCGCGACGGCGACTGATGCCGACCGCCTGGAGCTGGCCGCGCTGCTGGAGTACGCCGCGCGGATCGAGGCGCTGCGCCAGTACGGCCGCACGTCCATGGTGCCGCCGATGTGGGGCACGGCGGGCGATCCGGCGGCAACGCTCTACGGGTGGGCAGTGGCGAGCCAGACCGACCCGGCGGCGGTGGCGGCGATCGACCCAGCCTATCCGCCAGCGGCGGCCCCGCAATGGCCTGCCCCATGACCCTGCTCACCACCCAGATTACCGAGGCCTTGGCCGCCCGCCTGCGCGGCTGCGTCGCTGGGGGCGGGTACCGTTCCAACGTCGGCGCCCGGGTGCGCACCGGCCGGATGAACGCGAACGCCATCGAGGCGCCCTGCGTCTATGTCCTGCCGACCCGCGGCACGGGCGAGTCGATCTATGGCGCGGTGCGCTACACCCGCAGCTACGAGCTACGCGCCTTCGCCGATCTCAACGCGCACCCCGAGTTGGTGCGCGAGCAGGACCCGGATGCAGCGGACGCCGACCTGATCGATCAAATCATCTGGGATCTGCGCCGCTGCATCGAGATGCCCGATGAGCCGTTGCCCGGGGTCGACATCCTGCGCTATGTCGCCGATACCCCCGGCTATCGCGATGACGGCGGCTCGGCCGTTGGCGCGGTCCTCAATTACGAATTGTCGTTTGTGGTCGCCCTTGCCGACCCGTCCACTGCCCTTTAGGAGCCCCCACCATGCCCGCTGCATCGAATGCCAAAATCCAATATGAGGCCGGACAGACCCCGGTCCCGATGACGGCCCTGACCGATGCGGGGAACGCCATCCGCTTCACCGCGGCGGGCTCCCCCTGGTCGCGCCGGACCGGGTTCGCCCCCGTCGTCCGTCCCGATGGGCTGATTACCGGCGGCACGATCAGCCCGGCGGTCAGCGGCACCAACGACAAGGTCGACGTCGCCGCCGGTACCGGCTACATCGGCGGGGCTCTGGTCTCCTGGTCCGCGGCGACCGATGTGGCGATCACCCGCGGCCTGACCACCGATATCCACTGCACCACGTCCATCACCGTCACCAGCGCCGGGGCTGTTGTGCCGGTCGCCGGGGTCGATCACACCACCACCTCCGAGGTCCGCGCCGCCAACGGCGGGCCGCCGCTGATTCCGGTCACCTCGATTGAGATCGGCCAGGTGCGCACCACGACGGTCACTGCCGCGGCCGTCGCGACAACCGAAATCTATCAGGTGCCAGGCACGCATCAGGAGCGGTTCGACACGCCCGTGATGGTCGCGCAAGAGGATTTCGCGGGCGCGATCACGTTCGCCACCGCGCTGCCAAAAATTCACACGGGCACATTGCCCAAGCGGGTCTATGCCAGCTATGCGACGCCCTCCTTCGCCGACGTGCCCAAGGGCCTCGATTATGTCCCGCCGGAGGTCACCTACTCGGTTGGCTCCACGCAGTATTACGGCGGCACGGAGGGCAGCGTCACCTCCTCATTGGGCCAGGGGAGTTTCACCGCCATGCTCGATAATGGGGTGACCGATTCGCTGATCGGGCTCAGCGGCGAGAACCTGTGGTTCCGCTTCTACCCCGACCGCGCCCGGACCATGAACATCATGGCCCAAGGGGTGCTCGGCATCGCCCGCACCTTCCCGGTCGGCTCGGCGATCCAGGCGAAATGCACCATCAACAGCAACGCCGCCGCGGCGATGGTTGCTTGATGTTCAATGCCGACGCCTTTGTTGCGACGCCCCTGGCACTGCGGACTGAGGAGGTCCCGGTGCCGGACCTGGCGGCGTGGTTCGATAGCCCGGCCGTCTGGCGCGTGCGGGGTTTGGACGCGAACGAACTGGCGAAGGTCGATCAGGCCGAGCGGCGCAACGAGGCCGCCGACGCCCTGGCCGAGGCCCTGAGCAGCGGCACCGCCGCGCAGATCACCGAGGGCGTGCGCGAGGTCCTGGGGCGCACCGGCGGCATTGAGTCGGTCTATGCCCGGCAGATCGAGATCCTCGTGCTCGGGTCGGTCGAGCCGGTCATCACGCACGCGATCGCGGCCAAGCTGGGGGAGACCTTCCCGGTCGTCTTCAAGATCCTGGTCAACGCCATCTTGAGTCTCACTGGCCAGGGGGCCGATGCCCCAAAAAAGCCCGCCGCCTCTACCGCGACGCCGGCATAAGGACCAGCCTGGCGTTGGGGTGGAGGCAGCGCCGCATGATGTACGAGCTGCGCCCTGATGTGTTTCCCGGGAAACAGCTGACCGAGGTCGAAATGCACCTCTGGGACCTGTACTTAACCGATCTCAACGCGCAGATTGATCATGGCTGACCTGTCAAAAACGATTCAGATCGTATTCGAGGGCGTGGACAAGGTCGGCCCCGGGCTCACCAGTATGGGCAGGGGACTCGACTCCTTTGCCACCAAGGCGCGGGACGTGACGCAGCCGCTGGCCGACATCACCAAGGGCATTCTGGCGATGGATGCCGCGGCGGCTGGGTTGGCCGTCGTCATCGGGACCCGGGCTGTCCAAGAGGCCAACAAGATGGAGGATGCCCTGGCCGGGGTCGGCAAGCAGCTTCAGGATGGAGACCCACCCCTGGTCGTGGCCCGCGATCGGATCGAGGAGTTGGCGCTCAAGTATGGCGAGAGCGGGGTCATCATGACCAATTCGACGGCCTCGTTCCTGGCCGCCGGAAACGATTTAGCGACATCACTCAGCCTGGTCGAGACCGCGACCAAGCTCATGATCGGCGGCGATCTGGACGCGGTAAAAGCCACCGAGACGATCACGAAATCGCTGGCCGGGTTCGCCATCCCCGCCAACGAGGCCGCGGCCGGGGCGACCAGGGTCGCCGACATCCTCAACAAACTCGCCGACATCAGCTCAGGCAAGCCCGACGAGCTGGCCGACGGCTTCGCGCGCCTGGCGCCAACCGCCCAAGCCGCCGGCCTGTCAATGGAAGAGACCGGCGCCGTGGTCGCCGTGCTGGTGGATAAGTTTGGCGAAGGGAATATGTCGGCAACATCATTCAAGTCAGGGCTGTTGAGCCTGATGGACCCCTCTAAGGAAGGGGGAAAAGAATTGGAGCGGCTCAGCGTCAATGTAAAGGACTCAAATGGTGTGTTACGCCTTGGCGGCGACATCATGAAAGATTTGTCCGCTGCCACATCCAAGCAGACTGCAAACCAGCAACTACAAAGCGCAGCGATCATCTTCGGCAAGGAGCAGGCCGGAACGATGAATGCCCTGCTCAGCAACTGGTCGAAATACCAGTCCTATGTGACCCAGGAGTTGGACAAGACCACCGGTGCCGTCGGCTCGCTCGATCGCGAGATGGCCGTCAAGATGGCGCTGATGTCCACGCACATCGACCGCACGACCGAAGCCTGGCGCCAGTTCAACACCGCCCTCGGCGACGAGATCAAGGGCAAGGGCGAACTCAACGGCCTGGTGGACGCCTGGGGCCGGCTCGCGCTCGCGGCGAAAGACGCGCTCGGGTCCGATTCCATGGATCCGCTGTTCTCCGTCCTGTCGTCGCACTTCGATGCCCTCGGCAAGTACATCGACGGCATCGTCAAGGCATTGCCCGACGCCATGAAGGGGTTGGACTGGTCGCCGGTGCTCAAGGCCCTGGGCGACGTGGAGACCGGCTTCGGCTCTCTGTTCTCCGGGCTCGATCTGACCAAGCCCGAGGACCTGCACAAGGCGCTGCAAGGCGTGGTCGACACCATCGGGCGCTTTATCGGCGTGACCGAGGGCATCGTCAACGGACTCAAGCCCCTGTTCACCATCATCGGCACGGTGGCCGGCGCGTTCAGCGAACTGAGCCCGGAGGTACAATCGACCGTCGGCTACATCCTCGGCATCGGCACGACGATCAATCTGGTGGCCGGACCGATCGGCACCCTGGGCACCGCCATCAAAGGCCTGGGTGGAATTGTCGTTGAGTCGGGCGGAGCCATCGCCGGGCTTGCATCTAAGTTGGGGGTGGGCGGTGCGTTGGTTGCGGGTGCCGGTGCCGCCGGGTATGCCGTCGGCACAGTGCTCAATGACGGAATCTCCAAAGTCATTGAGACAGCTACCGGCACCAAAGGACAGACGCTGGGCGGGTGGCTCTACGACATCACGCATAGTGCCGAGAACCTGGCCATCACCGCGCCGACCGCCGCCGATGGGATGGGCAAGCTGGCGGACGCCACGTTTAAGACCGGCGGGACCATGGAAGACATGGTGCCCACAGTCGACATGCTGGACGATGCCCAGCGCCGGGCGCTGCTGACCACCAACGACATCACCGCCCAATACAATCTCCTGGCCGGGGACGCACTGCCCAAGGCCGGGGAGGCAGCGACCATAACCTCTAAAGCCCTATCCGATATGGGCTTCGCCGTTACTACAGGGGTGGACGGGGTTACAAAGTACGTCCGCGTAAATGGCGAGTGGTTAGAACAATCGACTGAATTAAACTCCGCCCTGGAAACCAATAAAGATAGTATTGAAAAGGCGGCAAAAGCAAATTTAGACTACTCCGCGACCAGCGAGTCGGTGCGACTGGCGATTGATAACGAAACTAAATCGTTAATAGAAGTTTCGAGTAAATCTCTGGAGTTAGACCGAGGATATACCGACCTAGTAAAAATAAACGGAGAATGGGTCAATGTCATTGAGGCAACCAATAAAGAAAATGAATTGTTGCTTTTTTCCAATGACAAGGTAGTCAAGGGCATAGGTCAATCCGTTGCAGCAACGAATGAGAATATCGAATCTCGGAAGATCGACAGTAGTATAGTTTCAGAGTTCATCTACAAGAATGGTGCACTGGTCGAAATAACGGGGAAATCAGCGGCGGCATTGGACGCCGAAGCGAAGGCATCCAAGGAAGCAGCCGACGCGACGGCCAAGAAGGCCAAGGAAACGGAGGCACTCAATAAGGTCACCACTGAATTCATGTTGGGCTGGGAGAAGATTCAGTCCGCCCAACGGGTCGCGATCTTCGACATTCAATCCAAGGTCAATATTGCCAAGATCGAGGCGGACGCTAAGCGCACCGTCGCCGCCTATACCTCGATCGGCGAAGCGTTCAAATCGACCGAGACCGTATTGGGCAAGCTCCTGGACCTGTGGGGCAGTGCCAAGAGCGGCAGCGACAAAAACTCAATCAACGCCTGGATCGAGCGCGAATACCGCATTCGGGAGACGCTGGCCAAGAGCCAACAGGACCTCATTGTCGCGGAGATCAAGCGAATGGACGCACAAACCCAACTGGCGCGACAGGGCGGCATGGATGTGAAGATCACCGCCGACGGCCTGGAGCCCGACCTTCAGGCGTTCATGTTCCGGGTCATTGATAAGGTCCGGGTCAGCGTGGCCGGGACCTATCAAGACTTCTTGCTCGGCTGCGGAGGGGCTACGCCATGATCGGATTCCTCTCCCCGGCACCCTACTGGTTCGGCGATCCGCCCCTGTTGCGGCTCGACCCGTCATCGGACACCCGGACCATGACCCGCCGTATCTCCCGGTCCTCGACCCTGGACGGCGGCAGCGTCATCAACGACGGCGGCTACAGTCAGTCCGATCGCGAGATCAAGCTCGCGATCAATGGCCTGAGCGCGGCCGACGCCGCGGTCCTGGAGTCCATCGCCGCCTATGCCCTGTGCTATCTCGCGCTCGATCACGGGCTCTACAGTGGCCAGGTGAAGGGCTATGCCTTCAACGGCCAGGACCCGGCGGCCATAACATTCTGGGTCGTGTCCAAGATCCTCTGACCGCTGCCCGGAGCGCCCAATGCCCTACACCGTCCCCGCCCTGATCGCCGCCCATCAGGGGGTGCTCGACAAGCTCAAGCTCGGCTCGGCCGGTACCGCGCGGATCGACCTATACGCAAGCACGACCCTGCTCATCTCGCTCGCTATCGACCACGCCACGAGCGCGGTCAATGCAACGACCGGGCAGTTGGTCTTGGCGCCCGGGTCCGCCGGTGTCGGCATCGCAGCCGGTACCGCAACCCTGGCCAAGCTGGTCGCCCGCGACGGCACCGTCCTCGATGATGCTGTCGGCGTGATTGATGAAACGGCCGCCGCCGCTGATCCGCCAGCCGCCGTCGGCAAGATCATCGTCTCCAACCTCGCGGTCATCGTAGGCGGCAGTGTCACCCTGACCGCCGCGACCATCGGCTGAGCCATGGCAACCGCCCGCCTCGCGGCCCCCTCGCCCCTGGGCATCTTCCAGGCCGCGGCAACCCGCACCGAATACCCGCCGGAGGCATCGAGCCTGCCGGCGAACGCGATCACCTACTATCGCTGCACCCTGACCGGCGCCCCCGATGGGCTGCCCGATCTGGACCTGCCGATCTCCTCCTTCATCGTCCGGCACCGGGCCGGGGCGGACTCCTACTATTCCACCGTCGTGCCCACCGTCGCCGTGGTGGAGGGCATCGCCGCCCGCAGCAATGGGGAGGTCGTCATCTGGTCCCAGACGGGGGCGGTCGTGGAGGAGGTCCTGCGCGGTGCCCTGGCATCGATCGCCACGGCCGAGGGGGCAAGTTCGCAATCCATTACCCTGTCCGGCAACACCCCGTCGGCGCCCACCGATCCGCAGACCTACGTCCTTGGCCAGGTGCAGTACCTGGCGCAGAAGATCGGCGGCGAGACTCGGTTGCGCCTGCCCCCGCGGGCCGCCATGCGGCCGGGGGATACAGTGATTTATCGAGGGGTCTATACGGCGGTTGGCGATGTCACCTGGTCCGTCGCGATTGCGGATGGGTCGCTGACGGTGCAGATGGAGATCGCGACGGGATGAAGGCCAAGATCAAGGAAAACCTCGGTGAATCCCGCTACGTGGTCGACGTAATCGCGGACAATCCCCTGTTGACCGCGGAGATTTCCGCTCTGAAGGCTCGCCGCGATGAGTCAATCGGCCGCATTAACACCCTGACCGGGGATGCTTCCGCGGCTGAGGACGCATTCAGGGCCGCTCTGGCGAATCAAAATAGCGTCATTGACCAATACCGCGTCGCAGTAGACTCATTCACCCTGTCAGATGCGCTGGCATCCGCCCAAGCCGGTTGCGTTGCGGAGCGCTTCCGGTGCCAGGACGATTGCGCGTACCAGCACGACCACGCCCCCTCCTGCTATGACGCCTGCGACGTGGCCTATACCGCGTGCATGGTCCAGGCCCCGGCGCGCGCGGCGGAGGCCGAGCTGGCGCACAAGCAGGGGGTGCGCGAGCGTTGGGCCGAGCGCATCGCTTCCGCGCAGCAGACGACCCAGGAGCGGCTCACCGCCTACCAGCGCACCGGCATTCCGCTTGCGCTCGAAAAGGCCCGGCTTCTGGCCTGCGAGCAGCAACTGACCGAGTTCGAGGCGATCCGGGCTAGACAAAACCTGTTCACGGTATTCGCCGCTCAATATGACGATACCCTTGAGCCCGACGCCCAGGTCGAGGTCGCACAAACCCCGGAGGGCCGACACGCCGTCACGGCTATTACCTCGGTCACCAATTGCTGGGTCGACTCCCGCACCCTGCCCGCGCGGTACCTGACTGTCGATGCCGCCCTGGTGACCGGCCGCGAGACCTGGGCTCCGACCTGGCGCACCGGCGTGGTCAAGGCGCTCAATGACGACGGCACCCTCAAGGTGCAATTCGACACCGCCGTCCTGACCGGCTCGCTCGGCACCCTGGTGTCCAGGCGCGAGATCAACTGCACCCCGCCGCAAGCCTACTTCGACGATACCTGGAAGACGATCGAAACGGACATCGCTGCCAAGATCGCTGCCCTGAAAACGGCTCAGGAAGCATTCGCCGCCGCCCAACAGGGCCTGACCGACTGCCGGGCCGCCTTCGATGGCGACGCACTCCTGGCCGCCAAGCAAGCCAACTGCCAATCGATCTGGACGAACTGGTTGATCCAATGCAACCTGTTGGCAGACCCTTCCGCCTGTCAGGGCCAGTATGAGGAGAGCCTGGCCGCCTGCTTCGCCAACGCCCTGTCCGAGGTCGCCGACGAGCAAGCCCTCGCCTATGCTATCTGCGACGATGCGCACCGCGGCGATATAGCCGCGACCCGCGCCGCAGTAGATGCCGCGGTCTACGCACTGGTCCAGACCCGCAGCATGATTGCTCAGCCAGCCAATCCTCTAATTCTTGACCTGCCTATTGCGCATTGCGTGCAGTCCGTTTATGAGGTCGGCGATCAAGTGCTGATTGACTTCCCGGTCCGCGCGCACTCCAAGGAGGACCCCGCCGCGGTGTGGAAGTCCGCCCGTGTGGTCGGCTGGGCAGACAATCCGCGGCGCTGCGGCCGACTGATCGAGCATGGTCTTTTTGTCTGCGATCTGTCTGACATGCACGACGCGGCGGCGTCTACACCGGCCTACATTTACCCAGGCAGCGCCATTGACGCGTGGTACTCGGGGGCGGGGTGGACGGTCCCGGAGTCGGACCCGGTGCAGCAGATGTATTTCGTCGGGACGATCGGCGGCAACGCCGAAGCACCGACCCTGATTGCAGACGTACATCCCAGCCTGCATGGGGAAGGAGCGGAAAATCTGCGTTATCTGATCGGGACAAACGCGGGCGGCGGCTACGAGCAGGCGGCGCAGCCGGGGCCTTACACTGGACTGGCGCGCGCCATCTGGCAGGCGTGGCTTGGCGCTGGATTGAAGGACGCAGAACGCGCGGCGCACTGGTCCGCGGGATTTTCCCAGGCGCCGGGGGCGATGGGCCTGGCCTACGACTCCGCGGCTGGCGTCTATTGGGCGCTCAACTGTGGACCTGGTGGACTTCGGGCGCAGCGCATGAAGCCCGGACCGCTCACTGAGCAGCTTCAGGCGTGGCTGTTTGGTGGCGACCCTGCCGACGAGCCTGCGAAGACCCTGGATCGTGCAAATGTCCTGTCCGATCTGGTGCCCGATATTGGCCGGGCAGTTGACGTGCTGATCGACGCCGAGACGATGGCTCCGACGTATGCTGACGGCGCATCCCCGATCCAACTGGGTTGGGTATTCGACTCAACCGGGACGCACGCAGCAATCGTCACTCATCGCAGCATTACGCCAAGTGCCGGATGGGAAGCATTTGAGTCTGCGCTGTCGCATTGGGCATTAATGTTTACCGATGGCGAACCGAGTGTGGTGCTGACTACTGGGACGTTTGCGCGATTCCGTCCCTACTGGGCTTATCATAAATTCTGGTATGGAGACGGGACGTTTAATCTGTTGCGCAACGCGCAGACGTGGCCTGGGAGTAGTGATTGCGCTGTTAGTGCTCCAATTATTTGCAGATATAGCGACACCGACCATCTGTTGATTACTTACTATTTTGCTGCGTCTATCGTATCAAATTATAGTCATACCGGTACCACGGGAGATGGAATAGGGACGGTTTGTAACTCTAGTAGTGGAGGATCAACAACGACCACAGCAACAAGTGCAATCATCGGCGGTTATGGAGACTCTATTCCCTCACCGATGTTATTTGGGACAGTCTCTACTACATCAAAAAACTGGACAATTTCAGGAAGATCATATAATGGAGACTATAACGTAAGTCTTAATCTAAGCTCCTATTATGACGGAGTTAATACCCCAATGGGGCGCTGCTCAGGCCCGACATGGACGCAAATAATGGCACAGATTAATGGATTTACGCCAGATAGGATTGTCGAAATTCGCTGGTTACAAGGGATCGGAGAGGGAACAAAGGAGTCTGCGACCAAATCGGGTGCTGCCGGTGTCCAGATTATGATTTACTGCCCTGTCTACCCTGATTCCGTTTGGTTTGGAATGGAAGAATACTCAGACAGCATCGCAACGTCAGGGCAAAGGGTAACAGGCTCAAAAATGCTTGTGGGCGCGGAGGTTAGGGCGCTTAATTATTCCCAGTGGAACACCTATAATAACCGCGTCGTCGTTTCAGATATTGGAACTGCTGTTTATCAAACTGCGTTTGAGCAGGGGCCATGCTCCGGTACCCTGACATACGGAAATGCTTATGTATTCTGCACAGCTAAGCCCGGAGCAATTTTTACCTCGTACAGTGAAACAACAGCTGGTGCGCAGACATGCAATATGCTATTGAATGTTGTTGGGGACACGTTGGCGACGGATGCTGACTGGTCCAACTGGTCCGCGTTTGACAGCAATGGCCAGACACCGGTCGAACGCAACCTCGTCGCTATGCGATCCACGGAGGGCAGCGTGCTTTACACACCGTACCCAAGCGCCGACGTGACCAGCAACACCAGCATCCCAGATGCCGTCTTTGACCAATCAACGCACAGCAAGGCCCTGGCCTGGGTCGGAGGGGCATGATGACGCGGTCGATCGTGGGCGCGGTACCGGCGATGGTCCCGTATCCCGGCATCCTGCCTGCTGGCGGCTGACCGATGACTGAGGCAGTGCGCATCGAAGGCATGGAGTCCGTTCGCGCCCTGCTGGCCGCGCTTGGCGGCACCCTCGACGAGGCGCAGCGCCTGAGCCAAAACAAGATGGCCTATGAGATCTACGCGGCCGAAAAGGACCAGATGACGACCGACATCGCCAACCCGACGCCCTGGTCGGTCGGGAGCCTCCGCTACAAGAAGGCCGGAACGGAAACGAATTTTGGAGACGTGCCAGACGTTCCGGGCGCCGCTGTCTATATGGCGAATGCATTCCGCGCCGGATCGCGGGTCGGGCCTGACGAATGGCTGGGGGTGCAGATCATGGGGGGACAAACAGCCGGCCCCCGCCGATCAGAAAAGCTGATGCAGAGCAAAGGACTGTTGCCGACGAACAAAGTATGGGTGCCGGCCAGGGGCGTAAAGCTCAACCGCTATGGCAATATCGAGGGGGGCGTCATTGCCCGCATGTTGATGGACATCCAACTTGGATTTGTCGAAACCAAGACCAAGAATTTTACCTTGTTCGGTCCGAAGGGAAATCCGAAAGGCGTGCTAACCAGAATCGGCGATACCTGGTATCCGTTCCTGTTCTTTGTAGATCGACAAATCTATCAGCCGAGATACGATTTTCACGGGCGCGGCGACCGGGAGGTCGCCGCCAAGTGGCGAGGTATCTGGGATGGCTACGTGGCGAAGGCCCTGGAGAAGGCCGCCAGCTAAGCGCTGCTTAGCGCGCCCACCAGCGCCGGGCGGTCGCCGTCTCCATCCGGTCGACGACGATCATCTGCACCTCGGTCGCCCGATGGGCGGACTTCGCGCACCCGATCAGGTCCCAAAGCAACTGGATGTCGACCATGACGTGCTTGCCGTGGTCGAGGTCCAGGTCGTGGATGCGCTCAATCGCCGCCTCCGGGTCGCTGATGTCGTCGGACTGGCGCAGCCACTCCTCCAGGATGTCCCGGTTGTGCTCAAAGGCGGCGATGCTCAAGGCGTGCGCCTTGCGGTTGATCGCCGTCCGCACCGCCTTGTCGGCGAGCGGATCGGGCGGCGGCAGCTTTGGCCAGGCCGGTTCAGCGGGCGCCTGGACGGTCGCCGCCCGGCTGGCCTGACCCTGGGACCAGTAGGCCCACAGCGCGTCGTCGCACTCGTTCTGGTAGGCGATGATGCGCTCGCGCAGGTCAGGGCGGACCTTGTTGGGGTGGATCGTCATGAGCCAGCCGGCGAGCTTGCGCAGGGGAAGGCAGATCATAGCGCGGCGCTGGTCATCGCCGGGGACCTGCGTCATGATCTCCATGACGCAGGTCTCGTACCGCGTCTTGATCTTCTCAAACTGCCCCTGCCAGGCCATACCCATGGCTTCGACGATGGGACGCATCGCGGCGAAGGGTTCGCCCGCGTGGTCAATCAGGTGCAGGGTCGCGCCATGGAAGGGGACGGATAGGACGGATGTGTCTTGCGACATGGGAAGGTGCTCTGCTTGGCGATCAAAGAGCCGCGCACCTCGCCGCCAAGCGGGGTGGGCGGAACCGGATGGGTTGGCGGACCGGCAGAGCACCGGCGAACCTTGCGGCTCCCCACCCGGACCGCCCATTGATCGGGAAATCCAGGGGACAAAAAAAGCCGCGTGCGGCCCTGTGCCGCTCTGCTCGGGCCGCCAAGCCCGATCGCTCATGAGGGGCGATCGGGAAAGCATAGGGCAGCGCGGCAGACATGGTCAAGTTTCCATCAACCATCAGGGGTCAAAATCTTTCGTCATCACGAGAAGCGCCGCAGCAATCTCTGCCGCGCCCATGCCAGTGTTAGCATCGTTCAGCTTGGGTTCCGATACCACCGTATCCACGGCATGAGCCAAATTCGTGGCCTTGATCTTCAGTCTATCCAGATCGGAACGACTACCGATATTTCCCTTCCACTTCGTGCGCCAGAGCCAATCCCCGGCGGTGGCCACCTTGTTTTCCTGGGTGGCCGCGCGCCAGGCCGCGATGTTCGCGTTGTGCAAGGTCCCGCCCTTCCACCACTCGGCCAGGACCGGAACAGAACTTCCGGGCGGCCCGGAGTCGTTGGCCGTCCGGATGATGAGCGCGGCGATCTGGCCGGAATTCTGGAAGTCCGCCTTCCCCGTGTTGGCAACAGTATCCACTGCCCGCACCAGCCGCTTCGCCGCGTCCTTGAGCAGGCTCATATCGTGCCCATCGTTGACACGGCCCTTCCACGTTGAGCCCAACAGCCAGTCCCCGGCGGTCGCGAGCTTGTTCTCCGGCGTTGCGCCCTGCCAGGTCAAGAGAGACACGTCGTGCAGCCGTCCACCGATCAACCACTTTCCATCCTGATCCTCCGGTGCGCTCGCGGGAGGATGCGTGCCGTGCGGCCGCGCCGGGGCCGCCGCGGCCGGGTCCGGCGGCCGGTACTGGAACGGCGCCGAGATCAGCGTCGCGAGAAACAACAACCCCAGAACGACAAGCAGCCAGTGCAGCCGGGTCATCTTCTGCCGAGGTAATCGGCGCGGCGGCATTGGCCGCGAAAGGCGTGGTGTCATGACGATAAATCCAGTTCAATCAGCGTAGAAAACAACTGTAGCGCGCCCCCGCTACCACTATTCTCTACCAGGGCCGCCAGTGCGCGGCCCTGGTCTATTCTGGCCACCGGCCCGGTCGGCAGCGCCACGATCTCGACCCTTCCAAGAATCTCTCCCAGGGCCTGCCGGGCGGCGGGCTTGTCCTCGATGGCGTCCAGTTGAGCGACGACGCGGCGGTGGATGATGCGTGGATCGATCGGCGCCACGGGCGGCCGGTGGGCCTGCTCCAACTCGCGCTGCGCCGCGGTGCGGTCGGCTTCGGCCTGGCGGAGGGCGGCGGCGGTGCTTTCGGTGAAGATGCCGGCCTCGATGGCGCGGAGGATGTTGCGTGCGCGGGTGTCGGCCTCCTGGATCCTGGTCTTGATGGCGCTGGTATCGGGCTGGTGTTCGGCCTGGGCGCGCAGCAGCTCCGCGGTGAAGTAGGCGAGGGCCTCGGGGCTCACGAGGTCCTGGCGCACGTAGTCGAGGAGGACGCGCTCGGTGCGGGTGCGCAGCAGGGTGAGTGCCTGGGCGCACACGTCGGGGCCGCGTTCCTTGTGGGCGCTGCATCCGAGCCGGGTTTGGTTGATGGCGACGTAGGCGGCGCCGCAGGTGGCGCAGCGCAGGATGCCGGTGAGCAGTCCGGTGCCGCGGCGGCCGGGGCGGTGGGCGTGACGCTGGATTTGGGCGGCGGCGGCGGCCCAGAGGTCGGGCGGGACGATGACCAACTCGGGGTGCTGTTGGACCTGCCATTCTTCCGGCGGGCGCGGGATGGCGGTGCGGGTCGCGGCGCCGGGGGCCTTGACCCAGCGGGTGCGGTTCCACACGACTTCCCCGCGATAGAGCGGATTGCCGAGGATCCCGACGCCGGGGCGCTTGGGGTCGGGATAGAGGGCACTGCGGCTCCAGGTGGTGCCGCGTGGGCCGGGGATGTGGTCGCGGTTGAGTTCGCGGACGATGTCCCAGACGGTGGCGCCGGAGGCGAAGCGCTCGAATATGCGGCGGACGATGGCGGCCTGCTCCGCATCGATGACCCGGGCGAAGCCTTGGGGCGTGCCGCCGGGTCCCGGTACCGGGACGGATCGGTAGCCGTAGGCGCGTCCGCCGGCATGGTGGCCGCGGGCGATGGCGCCGGTCTGGCCGCGGTGGGTGCGGCGGGCGAGGTCGCGGATGTAGTGTTCGTCCATGATGCCGCGCAGGCCGACCTGCATCCCGGCGAATTCGTTGGCGCTGTCGAAGCCGTCGGCGGCGAGGATGCGGACGCCGTCGAAAGCCAAGCGCTTGACCAGACGGTCGGTGTCGCCGAGGTCGCGCGCGAGGCGTGAGAGGTCTTCGATCAGCAGCACGTCCACCTGGCCCTCGGCGGCGTCGGCGAGCAGGCGCTGCAGGCCGGGGCGGTGCGTGTGGGTGCCGGAGATGGCCGCGTCCTCATAGACGGCCGGGGCGGGCAGGCCGCGGGCTTCGGCCAGGCGGGTCAGGAGGGCGAGCTGGTCGGCGATGCTGGCGGCGCGTTGGTGGTCGCTGCTGTAGCGGACGTAGCACGCGGTGCGGGTCGGGGGCATGGTGGGACCTGGTTGCCGGGGGTGAAGACGGGGCCATGCTGCCGCACGGCCTGCTGTGCGAGCAAGCGGAGCAGGGCGCGGTGGGCGGTAGTCAGCATAGGGGAGCCCCGCGGTTGATGGCGAAAGGGGTCCAAATCATGCCGGCATCAAAAATCGTATCCGGCCGCGGGCGGATACGTGTAGGTGGTAGGGCGGGGAGCGGCGGCGGGCGCGTTCGGCTCGGGATAGCGGGCGCCGCAGAACGGGCAGCAAGCGGCCATCAGGCGCGGCAGGGGCTTGCGGCAGCGCTCTTTTGTCCACTCGACGGCGATAACTGCGCGGGGCTCCTGGAGGGTCAGATCTTTGGAGACAATGCTGCTGGTGATAATCCTCAGTCCACAGGCGGCAAAGTCCTTGGCGTTGGAGTTGAGGCAGTCGCACATCAGTTACGCTCCCGGTCGTCGGTCAACAGCAGTTCTTGTTGCCCCGCGGCGGCGGCAGCGGCGTGGATCAGCCGATAGCCCTCGGGCGTGCAGTCCCAGTTGCAGCAGGCGATGGCTTCGGCTTCGGTCTGGGCGCCGACCCCGCAGTCCGGGCACGCGTAGCCGGTGATTGGCGGGACGCCGCAACAATCGCCCGGCTGGTCGCCAGGGTCCCAGGTTTCCCCGCACTCGGGGCAGTAGTCGACCTGCTTTAGGATGGACATCAGGGGTGGCTCCGGTCGGCGGGCTGGTCATCGGGGGCATCCCAACTCCCGGCCTCGCGCGCCAGTTCGGCGCAGCGGGTCAGCCGCCGGGCTTCCGCCTCATGGGCAACGGCGGCGTCATTGAGGGCCTCGCGCTCGGTGCTGCTGAGTTCGGATAACGCCCGGAAACGCAGGCTGGCGGCCTGACCGCGATGGGCGACGGCGCGCAGCTCGGGCGGCTCGACCATCTCGATGTGGGCGGGCAGGGCCGGGGCGCTCATGACGCTACCTCGGGGCTCGCGGGAAGCGGCTGCCAGTGCGTCACCTCGCCGTTGGAGATGGCGATATACCCGTAATCGTCCCAGTTATCCTGTTGCTCGTACCATCCAGCCGGGGTGTAGAACAGGTCGGCGGTCTCGCAGTAGTCCCCATCCACGGCGCTGTCCGGGCTTAATTCAGCGAAATACGGGGGGATGTGTTGGCCGACCACCTGGCGCCACTTGCCCAGCGCGTTGCGATAGGCGGCAATCACCCAGGTGCCAGGTTCGGGCAGCCGCTCGGCGACGGCGATCCACTGCGGGCCGGTACCGGCGGGTCGAGTGCCGGCCGACTTCGACTCGGCCAGGGCGTCCCGCTCGTTCGGCAGCGGCCACCACAAAACGGCATCGGCGATCGGCTCGCCGCCTGCATAGGCGCTGCACCAGTGTCCGTCGCTTTGCCAAAACCCCATATCCCAATAAAGCCCTTCGTCCGCGTGGTCGCGAGCGAGGATCAGCACGTCGAGCAGCGGCTCGGGGGTGCGCGCGGCGCAGCGGATGCCGGGAGGGA